CCTGTTTTAAGATTTAAGGAGCATACAATGAAAGTAAAAGTATTAAAAAATACAAAGGTCAATACGGAACAGTTTATCTTATACGCACGCAAGGGTCGTGAATATACTGATGATACCATTCCTACTGAAACATTGGAATGGCTATTAGCAAACGGGCACGCAGAACTTGTGGAACCGCCTGTGGAAATAGAAGTACCACCACAGGTAGAACTAGAAACTAAACCTGTAAAGACAACAACCCGTAAGCGCCGTACAACGGCTAAAAAGGCAGAGGACGCAGAATAATGGAAATAACAGTCGCTACAAACGAAACCACATATGCCATCACACTGGGGCAACTTAAAGACTTCCTTAAAGTGGACGGTGGCGACGAGGACGCATTACTGTCCAATCTTCTCATTGCGGCACACGATATGGTCGTCCAATATACTGGACGCAGCCTAACTACCCGCACACTGGATGTCTATTACGATAAGTGGCAGTCGTCATTTGACCTGCCATATGGTCCTGTCCAGAGCATCACGCATATGAAATACTATGATACCACTGGCAGTGAGGGAACGGTAAACTCATCCGTATATTACCTCGCACCTGGTAATAGCACATCATATGCTGAAAAATATCCTGGACAAACATATCCACAGTCAATCCTTCGTGGTAAAGGTGGGATTGTTCTCCGTTATGTAACTGGATATGGCGATGACCCAAATGATGTCCCATTCCTACTCCGCCAGGCAGTGCTACAAACTGCGGCAGCAATGTACGAGAACCGTGAAACTGCTGAACTACCGCCAGTGGCAAAGAACTACGCAGACCCATTACGAGTGATTATCCTATAATGAAAACAAAGATAGCACAACTTCGTTCCCGTATAGTGTTACAAACACCTACACGCACGCAGAATGAAACAACTTTTGCGTATGAAACATCGTGGAGTACAACACCAGAGGTGTGGGCTAACATTAAAAGCACTGGTGGACTAACATTCCAGCGTGGAGATAACCTGGAACCAGTGGAAACACATATCATTACTATCCGTTACCGCACTGGCATCACTCGTGATACTCGTATTAAGTGTGGCGATAGGTACTTCCGTATTCATAAGATGAGCACGGAAGAAGAGGGTAAAGAGCATTGGCTGAAACTCCACTGTGAAGAGATGGATGATATTTCCTAATGGCAACATATAAGGTAATGGCGGGTAATGAAGGTGATAAACTAATGGATGTCACTAACGAAATCCTAGAAGAAGCAAAGAAAGAAATGCTTAAACGCATTAAAGATAGAACGCCAGTGGATACTGGTCGCGCCCGTGATGGCTGGTATATTAACACAGATGGTGATATCGCAAACCCACACGAATATGTAAAATACCTAGAGTTCGGCAGCAGTGACCAGGCACCACAAGGTATGGTCCGTATTACTGCGTTAGAAGCGGAGAGTATTATTAAACAAATGGCGAGGAAAGCATAATGAGCACACGAATAATCCAAGATATCCTGGACGCAAAACTCGCTACTGTGGCAAATATCCCGCAGATTATAGGCGAAAACCTTTCGTTAGAGCGTGTCCAAGGCACACAGAATAGCATATACAAGACCCCGTATTGTCGCACTAAACTGATTCCAGCACAGACTGATACCTTTAGTTTAGGCGAAACTGGGCACGATAGATGGTATGGATTATACCAAATAACAATATTTTTCCCTGCGAATGACGGTACAGATGGACCTAACTACGCAGCGGACCAGATTATCAACGCGTTTGACCCGTCTGTTTTCCTTACGGATACAGGCAGTCCAGCGAGTGATATAGTCGTTAGGGTGGCGAAAACACCTTGGCGAGAAATAGCATTTGAGAATACACAGTGGTTCCAACTGCCAGTGACCGTACAATACGAAGCGTACATCCAGCGATAACTACTAAATACCCTCACACCCTGTAAACAAATAGAGGACATAAACAATGAGCACAGCAACAGGCGCAAAAGTAAGAAAAACATATGTGGAGGAGGTTACCTTCGGAACTACTCCTGGCACACCAGCAATGGTTGAGGTTCCATTCATCTCGTCTGGACTTAACCTAACAAAGGCATTCTTGGAAGACCCATCAATCCAGAGTGACCGTCAAGAACATTTCGGTCGTCACGGTAATCGTAGCACGGCGGGTGATATCTCATTCGCATACACATACGGCAACTTTGACGCATTTCTGGAAAGTGTCTTGATGTCAGCGTGGAGCACCGATGTACTGAAAGTCGGTTCTACGCAGAAGTCATTCTCCATTGAGGTTGGACACACAGACATTGACCAGTACCTAGTATACACTGGCGTTGTTATGGACGGCTTATCACTAGAAGTAAACCTTGACGGCGTTGTCCAGAGTACATTTAGTGTATTGGGTAAGAATATGACCGTTAGTGGGTCAGAACTGGACGCAACTCCAACGGAAGCAGGTTCATATGAACCATTCGTCCACTTTGAGGGCACATTTAAGGAAGGTGGAAGCACTGTCGCAGATTTGACTGGCATTAGCCTGTCTGTTTCTAACAACAGCGCTGGTAACTGGGCACTTGGTGATGCTACTGTAAAGAGCATCAGCGAAGGTAAGTGTAAAGTAAGCGGAACTGTTACGGCATTCTTTGAGGACGCAACATACCTCAATAAGTTCCTGAACGAAACAGCGTCAAGCATTGAGTTCACATTAACTGACCCTGCTGGCAATAGCCACACATTCCTCATTCCTAATGTCAAGTACAATGGCGGTGGAACACCAGTTAATGGCGACGGACCTATCTACATAGAACTGCCTTTCGTTGGTCTTTATGACGACACGGAAGCAACTTCTATCAAGGTAACCAGAGCCGCAGCATAAACCATTAAAATAAGGAGCAAACAATGGCAAATGTAGGACTAAAAACAACGGTATGGAAAATGCCAATCCGCAATCCAGTATTTGATGCGGATGAAGCACCAGAAGGGCACACAGAACACACGCTACCTAAAGTTGATGGTAGCGGTTTCTGTGAGTGCTCACTTCACCTCGTAGGGATGTACAGCCGAGAGTTCATTGAGGCTAGCCGTCAGGCACTACGAGCAAGAGGGGATAACTGGGATATCGTCAATCTGGACGAAGAGAATACGAAAATACTGGCAGCGTGCGTCGTTGGCTGGGATGATACAGGGTTTATTGATGTTTCGTATTCGCCAGAAGAAGCGATGGACCTTCTCCAAAATGTAAAGTGGTTAGCAGACCAGGTACAACTGGCAATCGCTGATAAAAAGCGTTTTTTCGCGAACGGGTCAACCAACTAATAGAGTGGCTGAAGTGGAATATCAAGTTAGATATTCCAGATGAAACAGGGATGACCCAGCGCAAAGCGCTATTAAAACTGAAAGAGCGTAAGAATACGCTAGCCACCCCGCAACTTGACGATGGACCAGCATTCCCCTCCGACCTAACGGAAATATACTCCAAGTATGTGGAAGTGAGCGCAGGCAGAGGGGGAATGGACCGCCTCTCATATACAGAACTCCACTCGTGGGCACAACTAACGCAAACGCCAGTGGAACCAGGTGAAGTAGAACTGATAATGGTGATTGACCGTATAGTTTTACAAGAAATGTACGAACACTACAATAAAAAATGAGGCAGTAAATGGCTACTATCCTAACAGAACTAGTTTATAAAGTTAATGACAAGGCGATAAAGCAAGTTGAGAAGTCGGCAAAGGACTTGGAAAAGTCCAGCAAAGGTGCGTCTCTCGCGCTTAAAGGCATTGGCATTGGTATAGCAGCCGTAGCCGCAGCGGGGGCGGCATTCGCTGCTTCCGCAAAGAAGACGCTTGTCTACGCTGACGCATTAGCAAAAACTGCCGACAATGCTGGCATCTCCATAGAACGATTACAAGAACTGCGATACGCAGGGGAACTGATGGGCGTAACAACCCAGCAGATGGACGCTGCCGTTAAAGCATTCGCCAACCGTTTAGGTAAAGACCTAACTGGAATGGGTGGTGCTGCTACGAAGTCATTGGAACAGTTAGGCATCGCACAGCGCATCGCCAGTGGTGAGTTAAAGACGACAGAACAGATAATGAACGCTACTATCAAGGCAGTAGAAAACCTTGGTAGTGAAAACGAAAGAACTGCTCATTTAACCAACCTATTCGGTGACGAAGTTGGTAAGAATATGACAGTTCTCGTCAGCACGAAAGGTGCTCTGGAAGACCTAACAGCAGAAGCACACCGTCTTGGTGTTGTGATGGATGAAGAAACTGTCCGTAAAGCAGAGGCAGCGAACGACGCATTCTTCCGTTTAGGCGAGATTATGCGCGTTCATACGATGTCGTCTATACTGGATTTAATGCCTCATATCACCGACCTCGTTAATACAATGATTGACCACAGACAGGATATCATTGACTTCGCTAACGGAATGTTTGAGGTAGCACGGGCAGTTGGAACGGCTGTTAACTATGTCGTAGACCTTGGACAAGCACTTGGAATGCTTGATACCTCTCTGGAAGAACAGTTAGAGAATGTAGAAAAGGCACTAGCAGGTGGGTGGGATGAGCGTCTGCGCTTCTTCGGTCCAGAAGGCATTATTGAGTACTACGACGAGCAAGAACTCCAGCAAATAAAGAAAGACATCATTGCGAAAATGAAGGTTCGTGATGATGCCGCACTACTTAAAAAAGGTGACTTGGAAGTTATAGGTGGGGCACAAGCAAATGTTCCTGATGCTACTGGTCGTTCGCTGGCTGAATCTTGGCACAACAACCACACAGAAGTGGCTCGTAGAGCGGCAGAAGAACAGATGCGGATACAAGAGCAGAAGTTCTCGTTTATCCAGCGATTAGAAGATGAAGCAGCACAGCGTAGTATTTCGTTAATGACTAACGATGTAGAGCAACTAAACGCACAGACAGAATACCAGTTAGAACTGCTTAAACGCCGTTATGATGAAGAACTAAAACTCCATCAGTATACAGCAGATGAAAAGGCTAAACTGGATGAGGCATATGCTAATAATGTTAGCACCATACTGGAAGAACAACGCAAGAAACTAGATGAACTATCCAAAAATACAATACTAAACGCAGAGAATATGGGCAGGGCATTGGAAAACTCGTTTGAGAGAGCCATTCTTGACGGTGAAGACTTCGGTGATGTTCTAAATGGGTTGATACGACAACTAGCACAGATGGCACTACAACAGGCAATGGCTGGAATGGGTAAGGCATTCTTCTCGTTCCTTGGTTTCGCTGATGGTGGTGTATTCCAGGGCGGTAAAGTAACTCCATTCGCCGATGGTGGTGTTGTTAACAGACCTACACTATTCCCTATGGCTGACGGTGCTGGACTAATGGGCGAGGCTGGACCAGAGGCTATTATGCCGCTTAAAAGAGGACCAGGCGGTCGTCTTGGTGTAGAAGCCAGTGGCGGTGGTAGAGGCGTAACGATTGGCTCTATAAATGTCAGTGTTCAGGGTGGAAATACAAACGAAGAAACTGGTAACATTGTAGCCCAGAAGATTGAGGGAATGCTTCGCAACCTCGTTAATGACGAACTACGCAACCAAATGCGTCCTGGTAATATGTTAAGACCAGCCGCAATGACTATTTGAGGATAACATAATGTCCGCAGCAATGCCACTAACAAACTACATCAGCCAGTCATCATCTGGAAACTCGTCATTCCGCACTATTGTAGCACAGTTCGGTGATGGATACAGCCAGCGAGCAGCAGACGGCATCAATACAAAAGAAGAAGCGTGGAGTGTTGTATGGGAAAACATTACAGAGGCACAACTAACGACACTGCGTTCTACATTTGATAGTGTAGAGGGATATGATTACCTAACCTGGACCGCACCTGGCGATAGCACAGAGAAGAAATGGCGTATTAGCGGGGCTATCAATATATCTGCTGCCAGTGGTGACTACTATTCAGTGTCCGCACAAATAACAAGGGTATATGACCTATGAGCGAGTTAACAGAACACCTACAAAACCCATCACTTGGTCCTATGGTGGAGTTGTTTATCCTTGATGCTTCCGCATTGGGCAACACAACATACTACTTTACCAACAGCACGCACTCCGATGGTTCATTGATAAAGTGGAACGGCAGCACATTCACACCAGTACCTATAAAGTTTACCGCAATGGAACGAACAATACAGGGAGCACCACCACGCCCAACACTAACCATTGCCAATGCTAATAAAGTTTTACATAGTGTTGTGGTAAACTTCGGTGACCTCGTTGGAGCACAAATAACCCGCTATCGCACATTTGAGCAGTTTCTGGATGATATGCCAGCAGAAGACCCAACAATGACGCTCGCACCTGATTACCTGATTGTGGAACAGAAGACAGCACACAATAAGAATGTCATCCAATGGTCATTATCGTCTGTACTGGATAAAGAGGGTATGAAACTGCCAAAACGACAAGTACTGCGTGATGAAGTGAATGGATATTCATTCCCAGGAGCAGGGTTAGTAAGAATACGCTAAATACCCCATATTAGGAGCACACAATGGAACTAACCACACAACAAGCAGAGCAATGGTCCGCTATTGTTCTAGCCGAATATCCCAACGAAGCGGTTGCGGCAATACTAGAAGATGGAACCATCATCCAACTGGATAATATATCACCATCTCCAACAGAGGCGTTTAAGGTAGATAGCAAGCAGTGGATAAAGACAGCCAGTAATGCCATTGCCCTTCTACATAGTCACACATACAGTCTTAACGATACAGGCAGGCGGTATGAAATAGACCCACGCACACCATCGGCAGCGGATATGAATACACAGAGGGATATGAATATACCTTGGGGTATTGTGGCAACAGAGGGAACAGAGGTTAGTCAGCCAGTGTGGCTCGGTTTAGAGGAACGCCCACCATTGATTGGTCGTCAGTTCATACACGGAATAACCGACTGCTACTCCATCGTTCGTGACTACTACAAGTTTGAGTATAACATTGACCTGATGGACTACCCACGAGAGTTTGATTGGTGGTGCGAGGGTCGTGGATATATCCAAGACCTTTACGAAAAGAACTTCGCAAATGAGGGGTTCTACGAAATAGAACGGGAGCAACTACAACCAGGTGATGCTATCCTATACTGTATTCGTAGTGATACAAGCAACCACGCTGCGGTATATGTCGGCAACAATGAGGTTATTCATCACCTAGCAGGACGAATGTCAGGCAAAGAAACGCTGGATAGATGGCGTAAGTTTGAGACGAAATACCTTCGCAGAGAAAAACAATGAGCACAAAAACAGTACATTTACACGGAGCACTAGGTGAGCAATATGGCAAGACGCACGAACTATGGGGCGATAATGTCCATATGCTCGTCCGTGGTCTGGTCGGCACACTCCCAGGATTTGAGCAAACCATCCGTGATGGCAGTTGGGCAGTTGTCGCTGGTGACATTGACGACAAGTACCTAGAAATAAACGAAGAACTCACCACACTGAATATTGCCAAATATAATGAGATACATATTCTGCCAGAAATAGACGGTCGTGGTCGTGGTCTGGGTCTTATTATTGGTATTGGTTTATTGTTCGTTGGTGGTCTGGGAGCATTCGGGGTCCTTGGAGCGGGTGGTGGCTTCGGAGCAACGGCATTTAGTGCCTTCGGTATGACCGTCACTTGGGGTAATATTGCTCTGTTCGGTCTGTCTATGACACTGAACGGCATCGCATCTATGATGGCACCATCACCTAAACTTGGTGATATACCAGAGCGTCCAGATGAAAGACCATCATACTTGTTTAATGGACCAGTCAATGTTGGTGAGCAGGGCGGTCCAGTTCCACTAGTTTATGGTGAGTTCCGCACAGGTAGTACAACCGTGTCTGCGGGTATAACAACGGAAGAAGTACCATTATGAGCGATGAAGTAAAAGAAACAAACCCAAACATTGAGGGGCAAAAAGGCTGTTTCCCACCAGGAACGCAGATATCAACACCCACTGGCGATAGAAATATTGAGGATATCTGTGAGGGTGACCTTGTATATGCGTTCGCTATTGACGGCTCTATCAGTGAGGGTGTGGTAACAAAAACATTCGCTCACCACGAAAACGATAACGACAACTCCGTTATCATCATCACACACGCCAATGGGTTTATTGCCGTAACAGGAAACCACTGGATACTAACAGACAACAACAGATTTATTGAGGCACAAGACCTCATTCCAGGTGATATTCTTGTTGATGAGGCTGGTGTTCATAACATCATCACTGGCGTTGAGCAATACGAAGATGTTCCCGAATATGTCTATAACCTAACCGTTGAGCCACACCACACATTCATTGCCGATGGCATCCGTGTTCATAACAAAGGCGGTGGTAAAGGTGGTAGCAGCAGAGCACCAGTAGAAGACCCTAACACATTACAAAGCCGACAGATGGCAAAGATTGTTGAGGTTATCAGTGAAGGTGAGATAACGGAAATATCCAATGTCTTCTTTGACGACACACCTATTGACCAGTTCGCACGAGCAGAATATATTGTCCGCACAGGACTTCCAGACCAGGATTACATTCCAGGGTTTGATGATGTAGAGGCAGAAACAGTTGTTAGCACAGAAGTTACATACAGCACTCCTGTTGTACGACAAGTAAGCACAACTGGCATTGACGCTGTCCGTGTTACCATTGGACTAAATGGATTATCATACCAAGATACTAGTACTGGCGACCTGAAAGGAACCAGTGTAAAGTATGCGATTGATTCTAAACCAGATGGTGGTTCTTGGACGACTATTCACAATGTAACATTGAGTGGAAAAACAACATCCACATATGAGCGTTCATATCGTATACAGTCACCAGATGGTGGAGCGACTGCGTGGAGTGTGAGGGTCCGTCGTCTAACAGCAGATAGCACAAAAGCAACGCTGAACAACGCTACATTCTTTAACCGCTTAACAGAAATACAAGAAATAAAACTATCATATAATGATACGGCGGTTGTTGGACTAACAGTTGATGCTGAAACCGTTGGCGGTCGTATTCCACGCCGTTCATATCAGGTAAAGGGTATTAAAGTAAAAGTTCCTAACAACTATGATGTCACAACTCGTGAATATACAGGAACTTGGAACGGAAACTTCCGTGCTAACAAAAAGTTCTGTAATAACCCAGCGTGGATTGTTTATGACCTATTAACGAATGAGCGGTATGGTATGGGAATACCAGAAACATACATTGACCGTTATTCATTCTACAATGCTGCTGTTTATAATGATGTGATTATAAGCGACGGTGATGGTGGGTTAGAACCACGGTTCCAGTTTGATGGACTTATCAACACACGAGAAGACGCTTGGAATGTTATCCAAAGTGTTGCTGCCGTATGCCGTTCCGTTGTTATGGAGGGTGGTGGTGTTATCCAGATGGTACAGGATAGACCACAAGACGCAATAGCACTAGTAACAAATGCTAATGTTATTGATGGTATGTTTGACTATATGTCAAGTGCCCAGAGAGCACGACACACAGCAGCAAATATTACATTTAACGATAAGAATGACCGTTACTATACGCGTACTATTGTTGAGAAACACGACGCAGGCATAGCCCGATATGGATATAACCCAATAGATGTCGTTTCCTACGGAACGGTAACAGAGGGTCAAGCACGCCGTTTCGGTAAATGGTTACTGGATACGGAGAATACATCTACGGATATCGTGTCCTGGCGTTCATTCCTTAACCAGAGTGCGTTGATACCAGGTAATGTTGTCAAGATAATGGACAATGAATACACTGACATCGCATTATCAGGACGATTGGCTGGTGTAGCAAGTGCGTCCTCATTTACACTAGACCGTCCTGTTGTTCTACAAAGTGGTAAGCAATACCATATGAGTGTAACACTACCAGACGGAACGGTAGAAGAGAAAGTAGTAACTACTAGTGCTGGAACACACACAACGATAAACACAGGAACATTTAGCGACACACCATTGGTTGGTGCGGACTTTATGATATATGGACCTGTCCAGCCTCGTCTATTCCGCATCCTAAATGTTCGTGAAGACGATAGCCAGCCAGGCGTGTTTGAGTTTAGTGCGGCATATTATGACCCAGACAAATACGCACGAGTAGAATATGGTATTGTTAATGAATCACCAGTATTCACTAACCCATTGGGTGATGGGGTTGTATATCCAGCCACCAATCTCGTTGGTGTTGAGGAAAGTTATTACAGTAATGGAATAAAGCGTCTTCGCCTTCGTCTGGAATGGACGGCGAGTGTCACGACACAACTCCTGTATTATAAGATACAGTACTCCCGTGATGACCTACCATACGAAGAGAAAGTTGTCAAGATAAACAACTATACGATTGATAACATCCTCCCTGGAAACTACCACATTATTGTAACGGCAGTTGATATTCGTGGTATATCATCAGTTCCAGCATCAGTTGATGTAGAGGTTGGACTTGTTGGTGGGGAGAACTCCACACTTCATCCACCTATTAATATTGAGTTGGAAGAAGGCGGAACGGTATTCACTGGAACGGACATCACAATAAAGTGGGACCACAATGAACTAAACGCTGGTGAACCAGACACACTTGTTGGATATCAGGTTAATGTATTCGGTGGTGGAGAGGATGAAACAGTCGTTCGTGTTATACACGACCTAGATGAACTAACTACATCTACAACATATTATTTTGACCAAAACACCAATGATAATAGTGGCGTTCCACAACGAAATGTTTATATGACTGTACAGTCAGTGGACGCATATGGTCGTTTGAGCCTACAGAGTTCGCCTGTTCTATTCACTAACCCGAAGCCAGAGGCACCAATAGTTAATACATCTAACTTCTTTGATTCCGTTCTGGTTAAGTTAACAAACATCGCTGGCGATAGGGATTATAGAGGAACATTACTCTGCCGTGGAACGACTGGTGATTTCGTTCCGTCAGCCAACAATCTGATAATGGATGGTGCTGATGTTTCGTTTACTGATGATGATGTAAATGAGGGAACAACATACTATTACAAGGCAGCGTGTTATGACGATTTTGATATCGCAGCCATAGTAAACTACGATACACTAAACTGGTCAGGGTCTAGTTCGGGTGCTGCGTTAGTTCCAGAAACATTTAATGATATATCTGTTGCCAACCTAGTGTTCAGCACATCAGGTAATACTGTTTCTTGGACGGCTGGAAACGCTACAAAAATAGAAAATGAAGTAACAACTTCTATGTCCATATCGGCTGGTTCGGCAAACTGGACATCAGGAACACTATACATTTACTTCACCTGGGGTGATAGCACATTAAACACAACAACGAGTGTAGTTACAGCCACAAACAACAAATACAAACGCTTAATAGCATCGTACAAAGGTGGTGCTAGTCTTGTTGTTAATACTGGTGGACATATTATTGACGGTTCATTAATAGCGGCAGGCACGGTAGCAGCAGCACAGTTAAGTTCGGGAACATTGATAACAAACTCCGCACAAATAGGCAGTGGTGTTATTGAGAATGCGAATATTAAGAACGCAACGGTTGGTGCTCTACAACTTGTGGAGGGTGATATCACTAAAACTTGGTATGGCAAAACAAATAACACAAGCCAAGCAAGTGTCCAGGTAGATGCTGGAATAACAGGTGAAGTAAGTGTATTAACACCGCAGTCTGGAACTATTATGTCATTTACAGTTCCAGAACTTGATGGCATTCCAACAGGAACGCCACTGAATGGATTTATATTCGTGTCGTACTATTATAAGATAACCTTTCCTACTGGAATGGCAGGAAGTGCTTCACTGGATTACCAAATCACCAGCGTTGAGAATGGAACATCGTATAATGTATTTGATACATCAAGACAAACGGTGTCGGGAACATTCCTAGAAGGGTATATGACGATGGGTAAAGGGTGGCAACTACGAACTGGAGATAGTGTTACGCTAAAATACTCTGCCAATAATGCTATTATTGGTAACTATACGGGAACCACCACAGGTGGAACAGTGAGTGCCAAGTTAGGCAAAGGCTCTATATTTTTGATATTGAGGATGAGATAATGCCAAGGTATGTAATATTTAACGCAACTTCTGGCTATATTGACAGATTCATTGAGGTAGAAGAAACTGACCTATCGCTAAATGTGGAAGCGGGTGAGGCTAGCCTCATCACATACGAACTAGTAGATGGGGATATTGAGGGATACTATGTTGATATCATTGGCTCACCTCCTGTATATGAGATAAAGAAGCGTCCAGCACTGGTTCCAACCTGGGATAAACTGTACATTGTGGCTAATGGTACTGATAAGGCTACCATAACTGGACTACCTAATCCATCGTATATTACTATATTTGATAAAGATTACGACCAGGGAATACAAGCAGCAACAGCAACAGTTACTGATGGTAGTGCTGAAATAACTCTGGATACGGAAGGTCGTGTACAGATGACAGTGGAAACAGAAACATATCAACCATACGAAGAGTATATCACCACAACCACTGGCGATTATGCTAATGTCATTACAATGGCAACACGATGGATTGATGTGAGAGCATTACCTTGTAATGTTCCAGAAACTATCAGTGTGGATGTAGCAAGCATTGCCCTCACGGCAATGGATGTTGAGGTCCGTAGTGGTGAGGTGGTCAGCATTGATACCGCATCTATTACGCTAGCGACAAATGACGCAACGATAAACATTAACCAGATTATCAGCATTGACCGTAAGCGAGTTTATGTTAATACATACAAAGTTGGTGTATTTGAGAGTGAAATAGTAGAAGTTTCTGCTACGGCAGATATCACACTCACCGCATATGATGTGGAAATAAAGGAAAATGAAACGATAGAAGTGGATACAACATCCATCAACATCACAGCACACGATATAGATTATTATGATAACGGAACAATGGTGTTTATGGACGCAGCAAATGTTTCTATCACAGGTCTGGATGTAACAATAATAGAGGCATAAAATGACAACAAGCATTAATGTAGAAGGTATTAAAGCACCAGGGTTATCTAATCTGTCAGCAATAAGCAAACGAGCGTCTATCAAGTTGGAATGGGATAGTTCGTTTAGTGGAATACAGAAAACAGTGGAAATATGGCGGGCAACGAGTAACAATAGGTCGGGCGCTACACTCCAATACGAAACTATATCTGACTGGTGGGAAGATACTGATATCACGCTCGGTCAGTATTACTACTACTGGATACGAGTAAAGAGCATTTACGGACGAAGTGATGGCGACTGGCATCCAACAGGCAGCACAAGTGGGGTTCAGGGTGTGTCGGATGTTTCCGCTAGCGGTAGCACAGGTGGAGTGGCGGGAACGGGGAGTATGTCATCTGGCTGGAATACAATAGATAGTGGAACATCGTGGACGCCAGCAATAACATTGGATGCGAAAAAACTGCTGATAAACGCACGATGGGATTATGTCAACATCAACCCAGGAACTATGACCACTGGTGAGAAGATGGAGGCATATGCTCGCATCACCCTATACAATATCACAGATAGCACTAATGTTGATGTCTGGTATATGGGCGGTAGTTCACACCCAGTGTGGCTATATGACTACGATAACCCACACGAAACCCGAGGAATAATATATCTACCATTCACCGCACTATGTAACTTCACGGTATTCTCCACGAAGAGTTATAAACTGATGCTGGAAGTCAACCTAACAATGACGGGGTCATTCAGTGTGTCACACTCATATAGCCGTGATGGTATTGAGTATATCGTTCTGTGAGGTCTAAATACCTTCTGTATGTAAATAATAATACCAAATATAACCTAACAACAAGAGGAAAACAAAATGGCTTCTATTACATTATACAACAAAGGCAAACTCTACCAGGTAGACGGAACCGCACCTATTGACTTTAACTCCGACACTATTAAAGTAATGTTGGTGACTTCGTCTTACACACCGTCTGCTTCTACGCACGACTACATTGACGACGCAAACACTAACGAAGTTTCTGGCACTAACTACACTGCTGGCGGTGCTACTATTGGCTCTCTGTCTTGTACAGAAAGCGGTGGCACAGTTACTTTTGATGGTGCTGATGTCACTTGGTCACAGTCTGGTGCTGGATTCTCTAACGCTCGCTACGCTATTATCTACAAAGATACTGGCACGCCAGCAACATCTCCAGTTTTCGGATACATTGACTTCACATCTGATAAAGGCAATGTTTCTGGTGACTTGACTATTGAGTGGAACGCTTCAGGCATCGCAACCTGGTCATAAGCCGAAAAACAGGAGGAGCGATAGTTATGGTGACCCGTACGCTCCTGCGGGTTGGGAAGGGGTGGGTATTTTTTGAGGAAAACCGATGGCACAAACATATAAACGCATTGAGCATACGCTAGGTTTAGAGCCAACGGAATACTTTATCGTCAAGGACGCCAGTGGCGTTGCGATTGATATTGAGGGTGAAGGTTGGACCGTAGAAGTAAAGGTCCGCCGCACTTCGTCAAGTTCAGTGCTGGAAACATTCAGCACTGCCAATGGTAAGGTGGAACTTTCTACTACAACCACTGGCAGATTTGACTTCACTGGATTCGGCGGCTCACCAATGCCGTTCGGCGACATTACATTCCGTGGTCTGGAAACCGAGTTCATCTATGACATTCAGGTCACAGATAGCACAGGTGATATCCACGATACTTGGTACGGCGAATGGGTCGTACGCAATAATATCTAAATACACCACATAAAGAGCAGCAACTGATGAGGGCGGGCATTCTAACGAGTGTCCGCTCTTTTCGTATATGGATTACACTAAATACCCTCACACCATTCATTTAGGAGAATAAACAATGGCACAAGGCGATGTAACAGTATTTGACGAAGCGAAAGCATTCCTGCTTGATGGTGGGTTTGAGGCTTCAGACACCATCAAGGT